GTTTTGGTTTTGCTGATGTAACCAGTACAGCTATTGCAGGAATAACCATTACAGATGGTGGTAAAGACTTTACTGAGTTTCCAGATCTTGTTGTTAATCTTCCTAGGTTTGCAATCTATACCGGACATCAAAGAACAGACTACACTGGGGATGTAACCACTGACAGTTCCATTGCAAAACGCGGACGAGACATTAGAGAAGGTTTATATCTCTACGGTGAAACTTCTGGTGCTCTTGCTCAAATACTAGCACACAGTGGGGAATTAGATACTAGTGGTAATGAACTATTTGACATTGATATCAAGTACGGTGTGTTTGAACCTGGAGAAAGTATCAGTTATGGTGATGTGGCCAATACTAGACAGTTGGTTGTTTTTGTTGAAGCTGGTATCTATGAAGAAAATTTACCGTTAAAAGTTCCACAAAACGTATCAATGCGTGGTGATGAATTTAGACGTAGTATTATTCGTCCTAAGAAAGGAATGAGTTCAAGTCCTTGGGCTTTCCAATACTTTAGACGAGACAAGTATATTGACGGATTAAACACCGCTCGAAACGATTATAATGCTGCCAGAGATAATCTATTTGGTTACCATTATCTAAGCAATGCCGACGAGCCAATTTATCCAGAAGCACTGATTAATAACAAAGGTTATTATAGATCTGCTGCTGATCTATTATCATTAAACAAAAAATTTATACAAGAAGAAGTTATTGCCTGGATCAACAAGCAGATAGCAGAAGAAAAAACCCCCTATGTAGGATTTGAATATAATCAATCACTGTGTAAAAGAGATGTTGGACTATTAATCGATGCTATGGTGTTCGACCTGCGTTACGGCAGTGCTCCTAGAACAATTTCTGCGGCATTAAAATACAGAGATATTAATAATGATAGTGCAACACTTGCTATTACTACCCAATTACAACAAACTATAGGTGCTATTAGAAGATTAGAAACGGTAGCACAGGCGGTGATTAAAAATACAGCCATTGCTATCTCCACTTATACCAATCCTATTACAGGTACATCAATAACCTATAGTGAACCTCAAGTTGTTGACAGTGCCTACACAGCAGAAACTGGTGCTGGTGGAACCGCAGTAAATATACTTTCTGTTACTAGAGACAGCAATTGTACTATCACAACTGCTTCACTTCACGGATTTATTACAGGCGAAACAGTAACATTCCGCAATATGGGAGGTATGACCAATCTCAATGGTCGAAGCTTTACTATTGCTGTAGCTACAACTTCATCTTTTGTAATTTACGAATACGGTAGTTTAATTCCAGTCAATAGTGTAAACTTCACAGCTTACGTTGCAAATTCTGGGGATGCAATACCTAACGGCGGTGTTATTGCAAGGTTGACAGATGTTATTGTTGATATCATTGACACTTCAAGTTCGTCGTTTAATGAACCACTAGACAACGATAAAATGGACATCTTCTTAATGAATGATGCTACTATTTTACGTGCATTGACCATGCAAGGTCATGGTGGTTTTGCATTGGTACTTGATCCAGAAGGTCAAATCCTTGCTAAGTCTCCTTATGCTCAAGAAGGTGCTGTCTTCTCAAAGAGCAATGGACAACATCAGTTTAATGGTGGTATGTTTGTTGACGGATTTTCTGGAAACATACAATTTAGGATTACAGCTAAAGTCAGTAATACCCGCCTATCGGTTAGCGGGTTAAAACGCATGCCGCAGTTACCGGCTTCGTTCATTGTTGAAGATAGTGTGTATCGAATTAACTATATTAGAGATTTTACCTATGGTACTGTTAGTACAGGTACTACCGATGGACGTACTGCAAGTTCAGGAGTATCTGCTACTGCCACATTAATTCTAGATGAAACAACTCCCTGGCCTTATCCAGTGTTTACCTACAATGAGGCTATATGTAGTCGAGACGTTGGACTAATCATTGACGGGGTAGGTTACGACATTGTTGAGGGTGGTAACTATTGGAGTAGGAAAGCTGCATTGACCTACCGACAGGCCAATGCCTCTGTGGTTATTGATGATCAATTAGATCTAACCATCCGGGCCGTTGAATATGCTCACGACCTTGCAAATGCATCTTTGGCTGCACTTACACCTACAGTATATTACGATTCCAGCAGAGCCGTTGTTGCTCAAAGTAAAATAAACTACAGCAACATTATTCGTAGAGGAACGACCGCGGCTCCTACATTGAGCATGCCTAATCCAGCAGGCGCTCCATCAAATAGAACCAATGCCAAGACATTGTTGATAAACAACAGTGATTTCTTAGAGCAATTGGGAACTGGATATATTACGACCACTTATCCATTGTTGGTATTTTCTTCGCCTCAATCGCAACGTGACATTGAATATATTATTTCAGCTATCTGTTATGACTTAAACTACGGCGGCGATAGTGAAACTAGAGATGCTGCCTATAGATATTTTAACGGTGTCGGTGATGCTCTGGCATTACAGGTATTGTCTACACAATATGCAGCCTGTGAAAATGCTCTAACACAAGTTAAGAATGCTGCCAAGCAGGTTATTGTTAACACCACAGTGTCAACAACTTATGGTGCAACAGCCACTCAGGTTAAAGACTTAGTTAACCCCAGTGATAGTACTGTTGTAGCTGTTCTAGAAACACTGTTTTCTATTGTGATTAATGCGCTAACAGCTTATAGAACCACAGGCGGCTCTGAAGCTGATAAACTTGCAGCCGGTGTGGCTGCTGCCAACATTGCAGCTTCTACGTATCCAAATTTAACCAGTGATTCTGCAGGCAGAACCTATGACAGCTATAGAAATCTAGCAAGAACTAATTTAGTTGCAGCTAAGACTAGTATTCAAACAGGTACTATATCATGGATTACTGATAACTCTAACGTATTTGAAATCCTAATGCCTGGTAACAGATCAATGTTGAGCAACGACTTCACACAGATATGTGACATGGGCTATGGATTGATTGCAGCCAACGGTGGTTTAACTGAAGCAGTATCCATGTTTACCTACTACTGCTATACTTCTTATTACTCACTAACAGGTGGACAGATTCGAAGTGTAGGTGGCTCAAGTGCTCACGGTGTTTACGCTTTGGCTGCAGAAGGCTCAGACCCATTAGAAGTTCCAACTCCAGTTGACCTGTATTATGAACTTACACAGGGTGCTGTAATTTATAATGTAGGAGGTCTCTATAACAATGCCGAGGCAGGATTTATTGTCTATGTTACAGATTACGATTATAATCCAAGAAGTTTCAGCGAAGTTGAAGTTGATCACGGCGGAACTACTGGACTGGTAAGATATCCTGTAATTTCTGCGGTATCTGAAAGTGATTTCCCGAGTGACAGTACCGGGCAAAAACTTTATAGATTAAACCTTAGTTCGGACACAGACGGATTAGTTGATGCAATTCCAAACGGAACTAGAGTCACGCTGAGAATGAATACCGAAATTATTCTAACAGGCGGCGTTGTTGGAGTTGCTGTTCGTCCTAGTACTGCGTTGAAATTATACGAATTGTACACAAGTCAACTATATCGTGTGTTACAGTTTACAGATTACTTCCCTCCAACCTACGAAAACACAACCTGTACATTTAGCGTATCTAACCAAACTATTGTTACTTCTACACCGCATAACCAACTACCTGGTTATGCCGTAAGATTCTATACTAGTGGCGCACTACCGGATGGATTTATACAGGATGATACCTATTGGGTCATCGACGAGGGCTATACTACAACTACATTTAAAGTTGCATTGACTAAAACTGGAAGTCCTATTTCAATAGCAGGCGCCGGAAGTGGTAGTCATTATTTTGTTGCAACCAAACTGGCCAATACCCTATTGAAAGATGGCTACAATTGGGCAGAAATGACTTTGGCTCCTCGCCAGGACTATGCGGTTAGAACCAGTAGCCCAGGAGGCCCTAGACTAATTGTTGGCCCTAGAGAAACAGTATCTACCTATGTCTATAAGGTTCTATCGGTGGGGACCACAGCATGGAACTCAATTGGTTATGTAGGGTCTCCCACAGTAGGTGGTACCTTTACTAGAAATAGTACAAGTTTAGCAGACTACGGAACAGGTACCTGCGTGGTCAACAGTGCTATTTGTACATTTACTCACGCAACCAATACCATCAATAGAACCGGTCACGGTTTTAGCAACGGAGACGTTGTTAGATTTGATACCAATGGAACTATGCCCTCGGGAGATCCGGGGCTGTCTGCCTTTATACAATACATTGTCTACAACAAAGGTACTAACGATTTCCAACTTGTTGGCTATCCAGGAAGCACCACAGTCATCGATTTCAGTGATGTCGGCAGTGGAACATTTGTTGTTGACCTAGTCAATGGTGCGGCAGGTAGTACAAAACTAGCCATTGTTGAAATTGGAACCAACGACACTCCTAGAATAGTTGGTATGAAGTTTGGATGGAAAGGTCGTGTTTATACAGTTACACAATATGACAGTCCTGCTATTACTGGTGAGTCATCTGCTACTGTTTATTTTACTCCTGCCTTAGAAGATAGTGCTGTTGCAGTCTATGGATCAGTAACGCTATTTGCCGGTGTTGCTGCTAGATCAGACGGATCACAAGGTACTCTAACAATTCGTATTGCGTTGACTCGTGTTACATCACATGACTTGTTAGACATTGGCACAGGTAGCTATGCTGATACAAACTATCCAAACGAGATTTATGGACCTCCTGTACGTATTGCCACAGAGACACTATTGGATACCACAGGTGAAGTTGAATACGCACAGATTGTAGAACGTGGCGAAGGACGTTGCTTCTTTGTAACCACGGATCAATTCGGTAACTTCTCCGTTGGTCCATTCTTTAGAGTTGACCAAGGTACTGGTACTGTTACATTCTCAGCCAGTTTGGCGTTGAGTAACCTAAGCGGATTAGGATT